GTAGTTTCATCGGCTGACAGCGACCTGAGGTATTCCCGCAACGCCGCAAGGCGGATATCAAAATTTTTCTTCATCGCTGTTCCTGCTCCCTTCGCCATGCTTCAAGCTCGTCAAGCTGCTGCATGATGTCTGTGATCTCCGTGTACTTCACCGTCTGCCGTAAAATCTCTGCTGCGGCGCTTACGCGGGTCTGTGCGGGCGCGTCTGCATCCTGCATGATCGTTGCCAGCGTATCCGCCGCGGCGTGCGCCCGCTCCTGCAGCACGTTACGCGCCGCTTCGGTTCGCTCGCGCCGTGCCTCGTTATACTTCTGCATAAACTCAGGGTCGCGTTTTCGGCGATAGATCGTCTGCTCGTTGATCTCGAGCTTTGCAGCCGCGCTCCGCACTGTCGCGGAGATCAAAAGCGCGTCAATAATGGTCTCGTCTCGAATTTTCTTTGCCAAAGTTTGAAAAGCCCCCTTTCCGGCTCTGCTTTATCTGACGTTTCAGTGTTTTTTATTAGTAATACTCCATCAGCGGTTTGCGGATACGCGGGTGCCGCAGGGCTCGTATTGCTTCCCGCCGCGCCCTTGCATCAGGCTTTTGACCAAGCCAAAACTCACTGATGATCGCGTCGCGCTGCGCATCTGTTAGTTGTGCAAGTGCCGCTTGCACAGCCTGTTGAAAGTCCCGCTGTTCGACGTCCTCAAAGGCCTGTTCTGCTGCTTCATCTGAGATTGTGTCACCAAGCGTCAGGTCGCTGTCCTCGTCGCCTATCGGCTCGTCCATCGACCGGCAAACAGTGTTGATGGGGTCACATCGCGTCCGCTGTGTTCGCTGCCCGCAGGCTTCTGTGAACTCCGCCTTGAGCTTAATGCCGTACAGCGTAAGAAATTCACCCTTGTTCACATCCCATGTTGGCAGCGTGTCCATGAGGGAGATAAACGCCACTTGCAGAAGATCACTTTCCTCGACACCCGCACGGCCTTCCATTGCCCGCACCCACCTCAAGGTCTGCTGCCATGCAAAGCGTTCAACCGCCGCCCAAAGTCTCAGAATGTCCGCCTCGCCCGCCTGCACCGCTGCTGCAATTTCGCTTGTTCGCTCGCCTTTCGACCCTTGCATATCGTTACCTCCCATGATAAAATGAAATTGATAAGATATCATTCATCATGGGCGGTCTCCTGAGCTTTCAGGAGGCCGCTTTTTATAGCAGCAGTTCTCTTGCAATCTCCTTGCGGCGCTGGGCATTCTGGATGGGGCGGCTCTCACCGTCTATCAGCAGCGAGACAGGGCACATTTCCGCCACGCGGTCGAAAATGCGCTTGTACTGCATCGTCTCCGGCGCATCCATCTCCTGCGGCGTCAGGTTCGTAGTCACGATTGTTGGCAGATTCGAGCGGCAGCGCGCGTCGATGACTGCAAAAATCTGCTCCGCCGCGTACCCGGTATCCCGCTCAACGCCGAGATCGTCAATGACGAGCAGTTTGTATGTACTCAGTCGGTCAAGCAAGCCCTGACGGTCTTTGCTGTTTTGCAGCAGATTCAAGAGGCGCGGAAAGCTTGTTACCGCCGTTGGTACGCGTTTTTTCAGCAGCTCATTTGCGATGCAGCAGGCGAAAAAGCTCTTGCCCGTGCCGACGGGACCGCGAAACAGGATGCCGATATTTTCCGTCGATACCTTCTCCCACTGATCGACATACTTCCTGCAAATTTTAGAGATTTTCGGATTTGCGCCGTCATCATCGGCAAGGGTGACTTTTCGATATGAGGGATCGACGATAGAATCCTCGATGCGGCGGCGCTCCATCATCGTTTCAAAGGCGGCAATATCGTTCGCATCGTCCGCGCTGGCCTTTTCCGATTCCGTGCAGTCACAGGCGATCCCTACCAGCCTATCTCCCATATTGGGGAAGTGGATCTTTTTCTGCTTTGGTTTTCCGCACGCACCACAGCAAAGAACGCCGTCCTTTATGTAGTCACCCGGCTTCTCAGCGGAATGTTCCAGCGACTTCTGAACAAGGTTATCAAGCATTGAAAAAGTCCTCCGTTCCGTAGTCCGCAGTGGTCTTCACCTTCCTACGGCTATCATTGCGATTCCACTGTTCCCACTTCTCCGCATTTCGGCAAGCCGCTTTCCAGTCTTTCATGGGGGTCTTGCCGACCAGCCAGCCCTTCGACTCGTAAAAGTCGATGAACCCCTGCGGGTCTACCGGCGACTGGCGTTCAAGCACATAGGCTTGAACCTCTGCTAACGTGGGCGGGGTGAAGCGCTTCGCGCGTGGCGGCGTAGCCGCCTTATTCTCCTCACCTGTACTAACCTTACCTAAACTATCCTTACCTAACCTATACTGGGTTAACCGTTGGTTGCCATCTGGTAAACCATCGGTTAACCGTTGGTTGCCGTCGCCCAATTTCACTAGCAAATTTTTGTAAATGCTCGGCTGGTATCGGTCCTTGCGGATCTGATTATTTGTGCTCCAATCCGTGATATAAGCGACCAACTCATCATTCAGCAGTGACACGAATCCTTTGGAGACGAGCACCCGCAGATCATCATCCGCTGCGCCTGTCGTCCGCTTCACGGTAAAGGCTTCCACAACTCCGTCATCGTCCGCAGCCATACCGAGATCATAGTAAAGTAAGCGCGACGACGGTGGCATCGTCAGGAAACGAGCCGAGTTGATGACCGACTTTGCGAACATTCTTCGTTCAGCCATTCTGCCACCCCCGCAAGGTCTCCTGCCCGGTCATCTTCAAGAGCGCATCTTCCGCCGCGCGTGAGATTGCCGCGATTTCCCTTGATCTTCTTGACATCGAGCTGATGAAGCGCTGAATGTCAAGCGTGCTTGTCGGCAGAAAATACCCATTTTTGCAGTCGGCCAAAATCAGCTTTCCGGCCTTACGCTCTGCCTGGATGCGACGGCGGATCGACCGTTCATCCTCACCGGTAAGTTGGACGAGTTCTGTGAGCGTCACACCGTTTTCACTTCCCTCGTGGAGGAGATCGGACACCAAATACTGTCTCACGCTTGCACCTCCTTAATCTGTCGGCTCTCAGCCTCGAGATATTCACGCAATGCCTCGACGTTCACGAGGAAACGATTGCCGGAATAGACGCCCGGACAAACGCCCTGCGCCACAAGGCGACGTACAAGTCTCTCAGGGACTTCAAGATACCGCGCGACCTGTCGAACTGTTTGAAACATAAGCGACAGCCTCCTTTCGTATTAGCACTTGACGTATCGTCCTACGTCGCCTATAATTGTAACGTAAATGTTACCATCATGTAACAACTCAGTTGACTTCAGTTTTGTTCTATTTTTGGCGATAGGGGGGACTTTTTACGAAAAAAGTAACACAACAGAAGGAATCTATGTTCCTGATGGGAAAAAGGCTAAAAGAATGTCGGATTGCATGTGGTCTTTCTCAAGAGCAGCTAATTGAGGCCGTTATGAAATTGCCGGATAATCGAGGGAAAGAACGTAGTGAAAAGCAAATTTCTTACTTGGAAAATGGAACGCGCCCAATATCTGTGGAATACGCATCACTGCTTGCGCAAGTCCTCAATGTTCGTGTTGAGTATCTTCTTTTAAAAGATGATTTTCGCACGGAATATGAAATGTTTGAAAATGGGTTGAGCGGGTTACACGACGTTTACAGCAATATTGTAAATTTAATTAAATTGCACGGATATGATATCCAAGAAGTCGATCTTTCTGAGAGTAACGATTTTACCAAGCTAATTTACTCCGACAATGCAGTGAAAATCAGTAGCAGAAACGGAAATGTTGCGATGATCTCACATAAACAATGGAGAACTTTAATCTCTGAAATCAATCGTTTTGTCGCATTTGAATTATCAGGGTTGCCATTTAGAACGGAGGGTGAACATAATGGCTAACATTCAAGAACGCCGGGACAAGTCCGGCAAGCTGATCTCCTACTCCGTCCGCATTCACCGTGGCCGTGGTTCTGACGGAAAGCAGCTCAAGCCGTGGACGGCGACCTTTGAAGTCTCGCCCACATGGACGGAGAAAAGCGCAAGAAAAAAGGCCGAGGCTTTCGCCGCGACCTTTGAAAAGGAATGCCGGGAGGGTGTGACCTCCGACAGCCGTTTGAAATTTGAGGAATACTGCAAATATGTGATTGATCTGAAAGAGCAGCGAGGAATAAAGCATTCAACCATCGTTCGTTATAAGGAGCTGGCAGTGCGCATCTATCCCGCAATCGGGCATATCAAGTTAAAAGACCTCCGTGCCGATCACCTGAACAGCTTTTACACCGATCTCGCCAAGCCCGGACAGAACAAACGTACCGGCGAAGGGTTGTCGCCAAAGACCATATTAGAGCACCACCGTTTGATTTCGACTGTATTGGATCAAGCCGAAAAAGAGGGGCTTGTCCCATTCAACGTGGCAGCAAAAGCCACATTACCGAAGGTCAGCAAAAAAGAAGTCAACTACTTTCAGCCGGAACAAGTTGCAGCTATCCGTGATGCACTGGACGCAGAACCGCTAAAATGGAAAACGCTCACACATTTACTGCTCATCACAGGAGCGCGGCGCGGCGAGGTGCTGGGGCTGAAATGGAATGCTGTTGACTTTACAGGAAACCTCATTCATATCTGCAACAACATCCTTTACTCGCCGGATATAGGCGTATATGAGGATACGCCAAAAACCGCGACTTCGGATCGTTGGGTTTCTCTGCCAACGGAAACGATGCAGCTCCTTCGGCAATACCGGGCATGGAAGAACGCGGAGCGGCTGCGGCTGGGTGAGTATTACCGAGAACAGGGCTTTTTGTTTGCTCAAGATGACGGAAAGCCAATGCACCCGGACAGCATAACAGACTGGTTGTCCAAGTTCAGCAGGCGGCACGATCTCCCGCATATCAATCCTCATGCTTTCCGGCACACAATGGCCTCTATGCTTTACTTTAGCGGCGTGGACAGTGTATCTATTTCCAAGCGGTTAGGTCATGCGCAAGTCAGCACAACGGCGAACATCTATGCACATGTGATGGAGAGCGCTGATCGGAAAAACGCTGACATTTTAGCTGACGTGTTTTTGAAAAAGGCTTGAATTTTCAAAGTGAGTTGAACTAAAGTTGAATTATTTCTTCACAGATAGAATATCTTGTAAAAGTTACAAAAACATCCGTTTTCGTAAAGAAAACGGGACAGGGGGCTTCCACACCGCAAATGGCGGAACAGCAAAAAAAAACACCTGATTCATAAGAGTCAGGTGTTTTATGTCATGTGTGACCAATTTAGATACATGCTGAAAATAGGAAAAATCGAGAGCTGGAGCGGCTTTGAGCTGTTTCAGCCATATTTTTTTGCTTTCAATTTCCCATGATAGCGGAGAATTGGGTATTTTTAAGAGTGACCGAAATAGATACAGCCTCTCATCTCAGATTTCCGTCTTTGCGCTTATTTCCGCTTGCTGTGTTTTTGAGGATTATTTTCCCGCTCTTTCAGCCATGCCTCAAATGCTTGAACATTTTCTTCGTGCGTATAGAACTCTCGAATGACAGGGAGCAGTGATGCAGCCAGCCCTTTGATTGCCCACAAATCAGGTTCGACTTTATCGAGGTTGTAATCTTTCACATCTATGACTGTGCCATCCTTGTCAAGATGGATGACGCTGACGGGTATTCTGTTAAACTTCTCATCCATCTTTTCTCGGCTCCTCAGTGGTGGAATCTATCCGGATTTGTAATCGGTGCTTCTTAGGTCGTCAGGCACTTCATCCGGAAAGTTCTCGGCAAACCAGCGGAATGGTATTAGGACCATATCCGGCAGACCGTTTTCTGTTATTACGAATCCGATGTCCTCGTTGTCAATACGTTCCAGGATTTCATCCAGTTTTTCGACGAGCAGGGTTTGCTCGATGCGTTCCATTTCGGATAGTGGCGGCAGTCTTTTCATTTTGACATCCCCTTATTCCTGCTGCGATGTGCTTTCTCCCGAAGATACAGGGACAGGCTTCAGCGTACCGGTTATGTAATCATACAGAGCTTCGGGCTCTTTGAGACAATACTTCATGGTGCAGTCTGCTTCCCATACCGTATAGTCATTGGTCGCTTCATACAGCCACCAATCGATGTAGTCGTATTGGTCATTGACCGCCTCTTTCAAAATATCTCTAAGAGCTAGTAGATACTTGTTTTCAGCACCGAACACAAAGTGACCATCACCAACGAGATTGAGAGCTTTGCTGAACTGCTCGTCAATGGCCTCTTGTTCCTTTATCATCTGGAGTGCTTTGCAGAATCCTTCTTTACTTAGCATTGGTGCTATTCCTCTCTTGAGCTTCCTGTTCCTCTTTCCACCTTTTGAGAAGTGTAATCGCATGATCCTGTGTCTTTGGGTTGGCACAGTATTCGAAGAACTGCACAGCGGCTTCTTCCGGCGTGAGGCCATAAGGCTTTAGCACCTCGGTTACCTGCGCCAGCAGCTCTGCATCGATTTCTATGGTAATCGTAACTTTGCCATCATCCATAATGCTGTTCCTCCGATTCTTTAAGATTGTCGTATTGAGGTTCCTCGGAGTAAAAGACCTGCATATCATCCAATCGGAGACACGACAGTCTTCCAAGTGCTCCTGACCAAGGGTCACCCTTTTCAGGGAGCATACAGCCGCAGTCGATTCCGATCCAGCTCTTTGCATCCCATATTGCCATTGGGTTATCATACTGGAAACGGATAGTTGGCGTGTGTCCGAAGATGACTGTACAGCCCTCCAGAACAGGGAAACTGTCAAATCGCATCCAGACGGCAAAGTCTCGCTCACACTCGTATTTGCGGCCATAGGTTTCATACAACTCGACAGGTGCTGCGTGGGTCAGAATGAATTGTCTGCCATTCACCGTGAGTTCCATATTTACAGACAGCTTCTCCAAATACTCGAATATCTCCTGGCGAACTGTTTTCTTTATGTGCTTCAGATAGTTATGTGTTATTTGCCCTCCATTTCTATACCACAGAGACTGCTTACGTTCATAGTAGTATTCAGGCCACTCCTCATCCTCCGGGGGTGGGTAGTAGAGAGCATTCATCATCATTAATTCGTGGTTACCCAGAAGCATTTTGGCATTTGGCATCGCCATGATCTGACGAAGGATTTTGATGCCATCCGGGTTTCTGTCTATCACATCTCCAAGGATATAAAGAGTGTCATCCGGCTGCAGTTTGATTTGCTTCATGACGGAATCAAAGCGTCGCTTTTGTCCATGAATATCGGACATTACATAAATCATGGTGTTCCACCTCCTTTTCTGTAACACGAACAATTACCATATTTCAGAGCGAATAGCTATCAAAAAATCACAATTCACAGATAATGATCCTGATTGGCATTTCCGATGACCTATCAGTCACGACGTACGGGATGGTCTGTCGGAAAATCTGGATTTGGTCTTGAATCCTGACAAGCAGCCCTTTGAGTAAATCCTTTGAAATGTATCCATCGTTTTCATTCTCAACAGACTTTTGAAGCAGCATCTCCAAGTCAGAGAGGTTGCCCCAAATGAAAAAATCCCATGAGTCGAATGTACTGCGTTCGAATGCTGGATTTTCTGCGCAGATGATATCCTGAGTTTCTGCTGCCAGGTCAGAAAAGCAGATTCTCTCTTTACTAAGAGCCAGCTCATCATGTGCGCTAGAGAGAATATCTCGTTCAGGCGCAGCATACAAAAAGTGGTGTCTGAGTTGTCCGTTTGCGTGACGATGCCACTGGTCGATGTTGAACCATTGCCCATCGTGGTACAGTTCTACCATGTAGCCAAGCCATTTGCTCATGTGGTGCGCCTCCTATCGCCAAGTGCTTTGGCGTACCTCTAATGGAGTCTTCCAATTTAAGTAATCATCTTCCCCACGGGAACCCGAAATCCTTGCGTTTGATCTTGCACCGAGGGTGTCCATCTTTCCAGAAGACGATCCCCTCAATCACATGGGTTTCCAGATAAGTGCGGATGCCCTCGAAGCTCCGATCCAGTTCGACAATGTCTTTCCCGTGGGGCTTGAGAATATCGGTATCAAGGTTGTGGGGATTAGATCTGAAATGCGGGCCGATGGCTTCGTATGTTCCATCTGGTACAATCCCCATCTTGTCATAAGCATCCCAAAACCATTTGTCGCTGGATGCGGCTCTATTGCACGGCACCCAACAAGGCAGGTGGCCAGTGACAGGGTCTGCGTTCTCCTGACACTTGATTGCGTTAGATGGAATGGGCTTTCCATGTTTTGCATCGTATCTTTTGTAGAAAACACCATTGATGACCGCACAGCAGGCACCGTCCCATTTGATGGTAGCTACGCCGTCGCCGGCCATGACCCAAGCAAGGTCAGGGCTGATATTTGGCAGTATTCTGACAATTCGATGGTTTTCAAATTCTCGTTCAAAGAGAGTGGGTATCTTTTTCATTCACAATCCTTTCTGATGCAACCTCATCTCCGCTTCCACTGAGCCATTCCTCAATAGGAATAAATCTCTCGGCATGACTGATTTTGCCAGCACAAGTGTCACAGTAGGGACTGATCCAGCCAGTAGAGGCCTTTGTTGCAGGGTTCCCACATCTGATGCAAGTTCTCGCAGATAGGCGCTCATATTTGGGGATGATGTCACGAAGCATCCGCTCTGTACAGCCAAAGTCATACCAACAGAGCGTTCCATATTTCTCCTTGATCTGGGTAATGCGGTATTGGTCGAGATACTCGGCATGTACCAATTCATCACGGATATCTTCACACATTTGCTCCCCAAAAGCCTTACGCCAGCCGTCAGGCATGGAATCCAGTTCCGTATAGGAATAGTCGTAATCCTCTGGAACTTTTCCCGTCCAGCGGTTACGAGGTATTAGAAACGGAAATCGCTCAATCAGCTTTTGGTTCGATTCTTTATTCGATTGCATCTGAAACCCTCCTGTGTGTTTTCCTTTAGGTTGAAAAAAGCATTATTCGGACAGAGGTGATTTCTGCCCGAGGGTTTATCGCTTTCCAATCCTTGACCTGTGCGGCGACCTTCTTTTGGATCTCCTCATAATAGCGATACGCACCGGAGCGGTCATTCCATTCGAAATATTGATAAGCCTTCTTGAGTTCATCCTCCATCTTCCGATATTCGTCTACTGAGACGAAGTCCAAAATATTATCGGATTCATCATTCTGAAAGGCAGCTACTTCAGATCGAAGAGCAAATGCAGAATGTTCTTTGCCGGAAGTGTTCAGTAGCTTCAAGATGTCATCGTAGCAAACGGCAATTCGGACACTGTCCTCTGGGGTAAGCCAGTCGTTCACCGATGCCTGTAGATTTCTTGACATTTCGTCTACTGTGAACGGGTGTCCATCGCACTCAAGCTGCTGGTATGCTTTTTCAAACTGATACCTGCTGTCCGAGCGAAGCGTTGGAACAAGAACGAGATGTTCGATAGGCAGCAACTTCATCACTTGGGGGTTGATACAATGCCACTGATCATTTGCCAGAACCTCCGTAAAAATGAAATATGATGTGCTCATCTTACTCACTCCTTTCTGCGCTTCGACCGCTTTGTGATGTGGCCAACTCTCTTGCATTAGCTTCCACATCTCAAGTCTTCCGTCCAGACATAATAAGGAATTGGCGAATGTGTCCCACGTTGGTGGGGTGGGAGATGCGTCATAAGTGATTGCAATGGAATACCCATCTTTCCCCTTTGAGGCAAGATCGGCTTTGATCTTTGTAATCCTACCTGGAGACTTGCTTTCTTCATATGTGAGGCGGTAGCAGGCAAACTTGTATCTGCCACCTTCACTGAAGGTTACCTCCATACATCTTCTCTCAAATCATTTCTCATCGGGCCCCTCAAACAGCGCACGGAAAAGAGCCACATGCTCTCCCACGAGCTGCGGATATTGGTAATAGATGTGTCGGCAAAGGCTTCGATAAAGATCGATGAAGCGGATCTCATCGCAGAAATCGCAGAGGCCATCCATGATTTGTTCTAACTGCTGCTCGTCGGTGATTTGATCCTTCAGCACCTGCTCAACCAATAAAGAGTAGTGCGCGTATGCTGTGTCTCGCAGCTTGCTGATCCCCTCGACTATATTGCGGAGTTCCGCCATTGCGTGTTGGCATTCATCCATTTGTCTGTCCTCTTTTGTCATATAGTTCTCGCAGCTCTGCTTCTCTCTTTTCTGTGATGGCTTTGCTGTAATAGGTTGGGCGGCCTGAGTGGTACTCTTCTGCCATCCATTTATCGAGATCAAAACTCCACTTGTGGGGTCCGAACTCGTCCGGGTAGTTCTCAATGAGAATGCGCTGCTTCTCGCGGATCTGCTCTATGATAGGGGCGATATCATATTGCGAGAACATCCTTGCGCCTTTCAACACATGGAGGATCTCGTTGCCCCACACTCGCTCATCAACGCCGCTGTATTTTTCAAAACCGATGCTGTCTGGATGTTCCTCGATTTTACCGCTATAGGAGAGCAGGAGACAGTCATCTTTCAGGAAGTGGTTGATCCACAGGTTCGGGATGTACTGCAAGTCGGTAATACCTTTTGTGGAGAGGAAGCCCCACAGCTTATAGTATCTGCCAAAGACATACCATTCTGGGAGATCTTCCTCTTTGATTTTCGTTTTGTGATGTCCTGAAAAGAGAGTGAAGTCATCGTTCTGAATCCAGCACAGCTTGTGGTTTCTCCATACTCGGCGCTCAACAGTGTAGAGATTGCTCTTGAAACGACTCATTTGAAACCTCGCTTTATCATTTCCAGTGACACAACATCGTGGAACAGGAAGCGAAGCTTGTCAATTTGCTTCTCTATGTGCCAGTGTCCGCAAAGCCATGCCTTGTAATCTACTTTTTCTTCTATTCCATCGAGCCATCGCTCTGTGCTGTCATCAACCGTATTCTGATCGATCATGGGTAAAAACGCATCCCGCGGTTCGTACTTATAGGGGCAGGTATGAGAGAGAACAATGTCAATTCTGTTTTTCGTGATTTGATCTTCCACATATGTCTTGATTCCTGCCGAGGGCTGCTCATCAGCAAACCACAGCAGATCGTTTTCCAGTCGGTAGTATTTGTCTACGCTATAAGCGCCGCCGATGACCAGATGCCGGGTTCCTTCCATAGTGAAGATGTCTCCGTCCCTGGCGAAGAGTAAGTTCGGATACTCATCCTCGTACCACACAAGGCCACCATTCCATTCTTTCTGTTTATAGCCCACGAGAGTGTCTGGACGCCGTTCATGGTTTCCGTGAATACAGAAGACGGTGGGCTTTATTCTGGCAAGCGCATCTTTGCAATACCGATCCCGCCTGTTGCCGTAATAGTTCGCTCCGACATCACCAAGGATGACGATTATGTCCGATTCTGTGAGCTCATAGTGTTGGGCAAAAGCGACGATTCCTTTCGCACTGCCGTGAATATCGCCGGTGTAATAGATCATTCATCCTCATCCTTTCTGGCTTGACCGGATTATAGCATCAATAGAATGGAAAATCTCGCAAAAGCCCAAATCATAATCGTTTTGGGCGAAAACATAATCGTTTTTTGCACGCAACAGACCACAGGTCAATCTCTTAACCTGTGGTCTGTTGCTATTTGATATTCAGTTGATAAAATGATTACCACTCATCCTTGAGGAGATGGTGGTGCGAGCGTAGAGCGTTCTTGGTTGTTTTCAGCACATCCAACAGGACATAGGTTTCATACGGGGTGCAGTTGGCGAAGATTTTCTGTGCCTCGGCATTAGACATCTCAGTCGCACCCGTGAGCTGCCTGTTCAGGAGCGTATCAGTCGACACCTCCAGCGCATTGGCGATGCCAACAAAAGTTTCGAGACTCATAACCTTTGTACCGCACTCGAGATAGCTGATGTATCCAGCGGACTTGTCGATCATGGTGGACAGCACCGCTTGGGAGATACGCTTGTTCTTCCTGATTTTCTGGATTCTTTGACCAAGGACATAGTAATTGAGTTGCATAGAGAAACCTCCTTAAAAATTTTGGCAACTCAATTATATTTGAACCACTATTTTATAGCGGTACGATTATATAAACTTGACCTTCGCATATTATATACTAACTTAAATTATAGTCGTTAGCTTATATCCGGCGAAGGGGAGGTGAGCTGGTCATGTATGAACAACAGGATCTGAAGCTGGTCGGCTCACGCATCAAAGCTGTTCGAATCAGCAGAGGCATGAGCCAAGCGGATTTGGCAGTCGAAGCTTCTGTTTCACTGCCGCTGATTAGCAACATCGAACGAGGAAAAACGGGAATGCAACTTGAGACTTTCGTCAAAGTGGCGGAAGCCCTTCAGGTATCTGCAGACTATTTGCTCCGCCCAGATGTACCGGAGGTCAAAGCAATCTATCAAGGTGAGTTTGCGGAGCTCCTTGAAGACTGCTCGGCCAGTGAGATGGAAACCATCTTAAAGATTGTCCGAGAGGTCAAAGCCTCCATGCATAAGAAGCAGAATAATGATTAATTATCGGATTGGGTGACCAATCCGATAATTTTTTTGTCATTTCCATACCATAGGTCAAGATGCTGACCTATGGTATCTTCTTATTTTTAAGCATTTTCCCTATAATTCACCCAAAAGGGCTTGCCCAAATGCCGGAGGAAAACATGGAAAACACGAAACTGCTGCCTTTAGGTACTGAACAAGGACTCGAAGAGACTGAGTACCCCTCCTTTGACCTGTGCCTGGGAGAAAACATGGTATCACCCCTTGTGGCACAACACAGGCAGTGGTTGAAAACTATCCGCCACGAAGTACCTAACCCCAAGATCCCGTTCAAGGTTGCAGTGTACATCCGCTTTTTCAACCAGACGAAATACAGAGACGAGGAATATCTCGAACGCAACAAAGAGGTTTTTCGTGCTACGCTGGCTCAGTATCCTATGTGGGAGTTCGTAGGTTTCTATATTGACAATGGATCGACCGCTCCGTATATGGAGAACTCTACAGCATGGTCTGAACTTCTGTCTGACTGCGATGCTGGGAAAGTCGATCTCATAATCACACAGAAGGTCAGCAATGTGTCCAGAGATGCCCAAGAAATGACGATTTGCGCAAGAATGCTCGCTGCTCGCAAGCCTCCTGTTGGCATCTACTTCATATCAGAAGATCTATACACTTTGGCCTCATATTATCGTGATGACCTTCGGGAACCCTGTTTCTTCCCAACACCAGACTGGAAAATCTTGCCTGATGACGAGCTGGATATGAGAGGTGCTCTCCATGAGTAAATCAGCAAAGAAAGCAGCCGACCAAGCAGAACGCGAGAAAGTACATAAGCGATACTCGAATCGGAGAGAGCCAGATGTCATCTATCCGGCAAAGAAGCAGGTCGATTTCTACGATGCTGATATTCATCAGCGTGTTGCGGTCTACGTCCGAGTTTCAACTGATAATCTGGGTCAGGAGACTTCTTATGAGCTCCAGAAGAACTATTATGAGGAGTTTGTCTTGAAGCATCCTAATTGGAAGCTTGTAAAGATCTATGCCGACAAAGGAATCTCAGGCACTTCGACAAAGCACCGCGTTGAGCTAAACCAAATGCTCGCTGACAGCAGAGCCGGAAAAATCGACTTAATCATCACCAAATCAGTCTCGCGTCTCGCCAGAAATACCGTTGACTGTATTACTATGGTGCGTAATCTTGCGGAGCTCCGCAATCCAGTGGGCGTTTTCTTCGAGAGTGAATGCATTTTCTCGTTGAACGAGGATACAAACATGCCGCTGTCTTTTTTGGCTTCCATTGCGGAAAACGAGTCCCGCATTCGAAGCCGCAGTATGGAAGTTTCGCTTGCTCAGCGGTTGAATGGAGGACTTCCTCTGACACCCAAGCTGTTGGGCTATTCTCATGATACTGACGGCAAGCTGGTGATCAATCCGGACGAGGCTCCGACCGTCAAACTCATATTCTACATGTATCTGTCCGGATATTCTTCATCGCATATCGCAAAAACCCTCGAGGCGCTTGGTAAGAGGACATTCCTTGGTAATTCCAAGTGGACTTCCGGCACCGTTATTCAGGTCTTGAGGAATGAGCGGCATTGTGGTGATGTTCTCACAAGAAAGACATTCACGCCTGATGTGATCAGTCATAAGTCCAAGAAAAACAGAGGAGAACGGCAGCAGAGCCTGTATAAAGGAGAACACGAGGCAATCGTTTCAAGGGACGATTATATAGCCGTTCAGCACATGATCAATAATGCAAAATACGGGGGAAAGTCTATTCTGCCGGAGCTTCGAGTGATTGAATCTGGCGTTCTGAAAGGATTTGTCACGATTAGCCCCAAGTGGGCAGGCTTCAAGGCAGCCGATTATTTACAGGCTTCCATGAGTGTCTACACGGACGATACATATTACGGCCAGCCTGCAGAGGGTGACGCTACATTCGAGGTGGCAGCTGGAGATTTTGATTTGCGCGGCTTTGAAGTTACGAATGCATCTCTCTTTGATGCGAACAAAAGACCGTATGTCTTATTTCAGAGCAAACAAATCAAGTTCAGCACAGATTGTGTCAGGCAATTCGGGAAGGACAACAAAGTTGAGCTGCTGATCCATCCGGGATTGCGGAAGCTCGCTGTTCGTCGCGCCTCTAAGGATTCTCGCCAGTGCGTACAGTGGTCAAGACCTGACGATGGAAAATACTATGCCAAAGAGATACCATGTACCGCATTTGGTGGAACCCTATTCGAACTGCTCGATTGGGAAACCGATTTTAAGTTCAGGGCCTATGGTAAACTCCTCCAAAACGAAGGGGATTCGGTGTTCATATTTGATTTGAGTGAGCCTGAGATTTTTATCCAGTCCTATCTCATGACGGGGACAGATTCTCCCATCAGCGGCGACGGTGAGCTTTCTCCTCTCTCCGTATCAGGAAAGCGTATTCGGGCAGTTCCTAAGAAACTGGCAGACAGGTTTGGTAGTGACTTTTACTCTCACAGACTTACCTCATCTTCACCGGAATTACAAAGTGAAGATGCATGGAAGCTTTGGCTGGAAGGCCAACTCTTTGAAACCGGTGAGAAGCTTCGAGTCACCAAGTTTGATGAAATGCAGCGATTCATAGCAGAGCAATTAGCCCCCATAAAGCAGATGGAAGAGGTGGATTTTAATGCCTGAAAAAAACAATATTCCAATCTTTCGGAATCTTGATGGAGTGTACTACCGCGTGGTTCGTGATGGTATACATGTCAACAGATGCTTTTCTGATTTGTCCGAAGCCGAGCAGGATGTGATCATGGCAGAGTATAACGCGGAACAACTCAGACGGCTTTGTCACTATCTCAGCATGAGCCTACGCCAGATTGGAGATGCGCTGGATCTTGTCAGAGACGAATGAAAGGAGAGCAGAATGGAAGTAGAGAATCAGGTTTCTTTCATCTCACCGATGCTGCAGAATACTCAATTTGGCAATGTCGATGATGAAACTACCATTACCTTTAAGGAGGATGTGGACACGCCAATGACAATCGACGCATCGGCACCAGGCGATGTGATCGAACTTAGTGACGACTTCGATTTTGATGGGTATCAGGTGGTTCGTAGGGAGTTCTTCGCTCATACTTTCGAGCCGTCTATCACCTTCAACAATTACAAAGTTTACGTCAATACTGCCTGCTTAAACAAGTTTCCCCATGCAGACTGTGTACAGCTCTTGATCAATCGAGAGTCGCACATTCTTGCACTACGCCCTTGCGCCGAGTCAGAGCGAGACGCATTCGCGTGGTGCAACACATCTGGCGGGAAGAGGAGGCCCCGCCAGGTGACGGGTAAGTTCTTCTTTGCAAAGCTCTTTGAGCTGATGGACTGGAATATTGATTACAGGTACAAGCTGCTTGGCAAGGTCATCCATGCCAATGGTGAGTATCTGATCGTATTCGACTTGAATGCCTCTGAGATCTATCAGCGTATTGCAAAAGACGGAGGCAAGCCCAAGACTGCGCGTACACCTGTATTCCCTGCCGGTTGGAAGGATCAGTTCGGCTTGCCCTATCGTGAGCACCAGAAGTCCCTGCAGATCAACATTTTTGATGGATACGCAATCTATGGAATCAAGGATAGCACTGTATCCTCCACGGCATCCGTGGAAAATGTCACATCAGCCCATAACGCATATCAACCAGAGGTACCTGTGCAGGAGGGGAGTGTAAATGGGTAGTACGGATAACAGCGCGATCATGACCATTGACTTAAAGTGGAATCGCTTTCGCATACATAAGTCCACCCTGAACAAAATGGGGAATCCGCAATATGTTCAATTTCTGGTCAATCCAGAAGAAATGTTCGTTGCTGTACTTGGCTCAGATCGGCCCCTCACTGGTGGCACCTCCAACCGAGTGAAGTTGGTTCAAACATCACGCCATTATTCTGTTGAGTTCTACAGCAATACACTCCTGTGCGCTTTGGTCAATATGATCGGTACTCTCGACTTCCAATACAGTTATCGTATGAGCGGAGAGGTGGATGTTGTAAACAGAGTAGCCTATTTCTCCATGAAAACCTTAAAGAAAAATGAGAGGAGACCTCCCAGCGATGGATAAAGGATTTGCGGTGTTGGAGATCGACCCGGAATTCAAGACACTCATTCGACCTTTACGGAAAGATGAGTATCTTCAACTCGAAGTAAATCTTACAGTAGACGGCTGCAGAGAGCCGATCATCACATGGAATAACATCATCATTGATGGCCATAATCGCTACGAGATATGTAACCGGCTGCACATCCCCTATGCTGTACGGAAGATGCTATTTGAGAACCGGGAGCAAGCGATTGTCTGGATCTGCAGCAATCAGCTCGGTCGCCGAAATATCACGGAGGAAACCAGACGATATCTCATTGGAAAGCAGTATGAACTTGAGAAAGTAGCGCGTAAGCATCCGCCCAACATCAATGGGTTCAACCAGTATAAGCGGAGAAACAAGGGTGAGCGCGGCGAGACTTTTCGGCGCACAGCCCAGAAGTTCAGCGCTCAATACAATGTATCTACTGGATCTGTGCAGAAGTATGCGATCTTCAGTAAGGCGTTAGACGTTGTTGGACAGGCAGACCCCGAACTTCCTGGCAAAGTGCTTTCTGGCACTTTCAAAATATCTCACGAGAACCTTGTGGCCCTTTCGAAAATGCCGCCAGAAGAAATCCGGCGAATCGGGGCAAGACCCGAAGACCTACAGCACCCGTTCACCAGTTACAGTGACACACGAAAAGAATTTGCTGATACAGATGAGGAGCCAGTCGAATCTATGCAGGAAACTTTACCTCTTATCAAAATTCCCCCTATGCACGACCCGGACGCCGAAATCGCCGGTCTGACTCTGACCGTTCCGTCATGGGTCAGTTCCATCGAGCGAGCCAGAAACAATGCGGATATGAACGCCGCTTCAACGAGTGCAAAAAGCAAACTTGAGGAGGCGCTGTTGTCACTACAGGAGAAGGTGTCCGAGATGCTCTCAGAAATCAGGGAGGTAGACTAATGCAAGACTTCAGCAGATTTGTTCCGAATGTCCACTTCGAGCAGATCCCGATCAAAAATCTCGTGTCTAATCAGGAATACCAGAGGCCGTTGTCTCAGGCACAGGTTGAAAAAGCCATCGAGGATTTCGACCTGAACCAAATCAACCCGGTAAAGGTGAGCCGCCGTGATGGTGTCAACTATGTCTTTAATGGTCAGCACACCATAGAGATCGTTGCTACTGTATCCGGTTCGCGGGAGACTCCTGTTTGGTGCATGATTTATGACAGCTTAGATTACAAGAACGAAGCAGACATTTTTGCAAATCAGATGAAGCATGTGCGCCCGTTGAAGCCTTATGAGATATTCATGGCTAATATCGAAGCAGGAAATGAGCAGCAGCTTGTTATTAAGCGGCTCGTTGAATCCTATTCTCTTTCTATCGGGCCGACCAAAGCATATGGCGTGATCTGTGCGGTTGCCACGCTGGAGCGGATCTACACCAAATATGGTTACCATGTGCTTGACCGAACTTTGCGGCTCTGCGTTGGTACATGGGAGGGGGATATCGACTCTCTGGGAGCAAATGTATTAGCTGGTGTTGCGAGAATGGTCGTAGCATTTGGTGACCAGCTTCGTGACGAAACTTTTAAGGAGAGGGTTGGCTTCATGTCTGTTCGGCAGTTGTCTCGTATCGCTAAAGAGCGTGGAGCAGGGTCTCTTTGCTACGCCGAAGCTATGCTCGTCGCCTATAACCGAAAATGCAAATACACCTTACGAATGACGAAGCTGCATTCTGGGAAGGTTGCTGCGGAAGATGACTTTGTAGAGGAAAACGAAGAACCTCTTGCAGACGATCCTGTCCTTGAGGAATAGCACACGCGGAATGCTCTTTGGCTTGTGACTGGCAAAAAAAGATCCCCCTTGCTCGAAGGGAGATCTGAAGGTGAATCAAGCTGTGTTATTCAAGAGCCAGCGAGAAGGCCGGCCGCATATATTCCTGTGCGCTCCGGCTTAATCCGCATTCTGCTGCCAGACGCTTCCAGTTATCTCGGACGGTTTTCAGAATATCCGACGCCATAGCAGTTGCGTCCTTGGTGCTGATCTCACAATACGGTGCGATCTCCAGTGCAAGGTCGAGGGAGATCGTCGCATCGTCCTCGTTTACGCAGAGGGACAGCTCGTCACCCTCTGGGACGGGGTTTACATCGTACAGGGGAGAGAGGTGCCAACCATCTGCCTTGAGGATAAAGCCGTGGTTTCTCATGTGGTCATCCGTATTGGAAACAGCCATATTGAACACGATCCGCTTCCATAGCTCTGTCAAATCTTTCTTGGGAGCAGCGCCGTTAGCCTTGATAAAGGATACCAGTTCAAGATAACTGGAGCCGTCCGCTGCCGATGCCCCATCGGTCTTGCCGAGCATTGTCATGGCGGATGCGAAATGAATCCGCGCAGCACCATTCCGGTCAAACCTTCGTACAAGGAAGGTGCTTCCGTATTTGGAGAAGTCGATCAGCATGGACTCGGGAACATCCAAGCCGCAAAGTCTTGCAAGGTCATGGGTGACCTTTTCCCATGCGCCCACGTTAACATCATCGTGCTTGGACGGAAACTTGGCGATCCACAGATTTCCGCTTGTGTCCAGAACGGTGGCCTTCGGACGAGCGCCGCCCAGCGAGGAACCGGGCTTGATGAGCTGATTGATCCATTTCCGCTCGAGACCGGACTCATCGTTTTCGAATTGGCGGGAGGCTTCCTCCAGCGTTCGCAAGCTGGTCCAGGGGGGTGTCGGGGTTTCTGAATCATCCGAAAGGAACGGCCCATCTTTGTCCAGCTTGAAGCGGATCGCGCCCATCCGCGTCTCGTCGTAGACGCCCAACAGGAAGTCGCTGTCTAAGAGCTTTCGAGGCTTCCGGCCTTCCTGCTCCGCCAATATTCTTTCTCTGCGCGTCATCAGCAGGCGGCCCCAGCGGTCGGGGGAAGAGTCGGCGAAAAGACCGAACACATTTTTTGCACCGGTGGGATACTGCCGCCCGGCATACAGTTGAAGATCCGGGTCGAGATACATGTAGTTTGCGCTGCTTTTTAACCAGTCAGCATCATACTCAAAGGAGTAGCTCTCCCGGCCACGGACATTCTCCACGAAGAGAGTCCCCAGGAAGTTTGGCGTTGTAGATCTGAAGCTCTCATAGACATAAATTACTTTTTGGTTTGACGCCACGGTTAATCACCTCCGTTTCGTGGTGCTCTCTTGCGCGTGGTAAGTTCAAGGTCTTGGAGTTTACGCCCCAACTCATCATCTTTTGCAACGAGCAGAAGGTCTTTATCCATATTGTTCAGTGCGTGCAGAACTGCGGCATAGATCCCAATCGCGACAGAGGGGTTTCCCTTTTCAACATTCCACACTGTGGCTCGGCTCACACCAGCTCTTTCCGCGACCAATTCGGCAGACAGATGCCGCCGTAATCTGGCAAGTTTGATCTGTTCTCCCAGCTGTTCTAAAATCGCCTGCGTCTGCGGCAGCACAGCAACACTCTTTCGTCCCATTCTGCACACCACCTCACATCGTCTTTGTGCTTGTTATTATAGACGATATATCTATTATTGTCAATAAATAAAGACATTAAAAAGGGGCGCGCCTGCGATGATCCCATACTTCATTGTGTGCTGACTACCTTACCGATATACATCCGGCCTTATGCCTGATTGGGGGGATTCTATGGAAGTAATCATTCATTTGCCGCGCTCAAAGGAAGGTCAGGAGGAACTTGCCAAGCGCGTTGCAACTGTCCATGCACAGTTGATTTATAATTACATCTCAAGGTTGGAGTGTTCAACAGAGCAAAAAGTCGCCCTTCTCGATGCGATTCAAGAGAACATCCACGATGAAATAAAGAAAGAGAAAGAGGGATGATCCCTCAATCTCCTACACTTAGACGGATTCTTCGACAAGGTATCCGCCACCGAAGATGATTTCCAGCTTGCCGCCAGGATAAACCTTAATGCATTCTACCATCTGACGGACGATGGAGTCATCGTACTCCATGCATTTGCTTTCTCTTTCTGAGATGATGGCTTGGATCTGCTCGAGGCGGCTCTGTTCGCCGTTATCCTTGGCAGTACTTTCTTGAATGGCTGCTATACGCTGCTTGAGAAGTTCTGTTTCTTGTGACAGTGTCATGAACTCGCTTTCATGGGCCTCGATGCCATCGCCGGAGCTGACACTCTCATTGACAAGCGCCAGCATCTTATTGTTTAGGGCTTCGACCTTTCTCTCCAACATATCTACTTCTTCTGGATCTCCATTAAGGCCGAGGGCTTCGCTGATGGTCGCTCTCATGAGTGCCTTATAGGTGGCGTTATCTTGCTCGTTAAACTTGTTGACCGCTCGAACGATGGCCTCCTGTAGCTTGTCCTCCATAATGGTGGGGGAATCGCTGCAGTATTTCTTGCCGTAGTCCAGTCGGCTGATGCAGCGCCACACGATGCGCTTGACACCGTTCCTTGACCATGTCACACGGCGATAGCGAGTACCGCAGTTGCCGCAGATGAGGACGTCGGTCAGGGCGTAGCGGGAATATTTTCCGGTGGATGTGATGGAACTCTTTGCGGAGCCTGGCGTTTTAGTTTTTCGCCTTGCCAGTTCTTCCTGAACTTTGTTGAAGGTCACTCTGTCGATGATAGCTGGATGGTTATTCTGAACATAGTACATTGGAGCTTCGCCGGTGTTCTTTTTCCGCTTCTTTTCGATGCAGTCAATTGTGACGGATTTTTGCAGGATTGCATCTCCGCAATATCGCTCGTTGGAGAGCATATTCATGATCATGCCCTTGCTAAAGCTGATGGTTTTGTCGGGGATATCATAGTTCTCAGCCTGCATCATCTTGGAGATCTTGTCCACAGTCTCTCCGGCCAGGTAGAGATTGAAGATGCGTTCTACGATAGCCGCTTCGCTCGGTACGATCTCCGGCTCACCGTCAGCGCCCTTTTTATAGCCGAGGAACCGCTTGTACATAAACACTGGAGTTCCTTCCTCGAACTTCTTGCGGACGCTCCATGTGATATTCTTGCTGATGCTCTCGGATTCGGACTGTGCGAAGCCAGCATAGATGACCAGATACAGTTCACTATCTGTCTTGAGTGTATCGATCTGCTGCTCCTCAAAGTAGACGCCGATGCCTTTGGACTTGAGCATTCGGACATAATCGAGGCAATCCACCGTATTTCTCGCAAAGCGGGATACGGATTTAGTGATGATGTAATCGATCTTTCCGGCCAGACAGTCGTTGATCATTTTGTTGAACTCAGGCCGCTTGTCAGCTCTTGTGCCGGACTTGCCCTCGTCAGCGAACAGGCCTGCGAAGCACCAGTCTTTGCGGCTGGCTATCATCTCAGTGTACACCTTCTTTTGGTTGGTGTAGGAGACGAGCTGTTCTTCGCTATCTGTTGAGACTCGGCAGTATGCTGCCACTCTTTTCTGTCTGTATTTTTCTTTGTCTACCGTCATGGAGCGTTTCGGCTCTATGACAGTGATTATTTTCTTAGGGACTTTCGTTACTTCCATCGTCCAGCGTGACCTCCGTTTCTGTCTTAGTATGAAGCACCACTCTGCCTTGTTCACCGAGTGTGATGTATGAGGCGAGGGCGGTAAAGTAATCTTGATTGAATTCATCCTGCGTGACCATCGTATGTGCCAGTTTCCTTGTGAGCGATACTGTGAGGTTCAACTTGGCATTGCTTTGCTCGTACATGAGCGCTGCCATCTCGATGGTCTTTTCAATGATGTACTCCTCGTTTGGAGCGTCACGCTCCAGCTCCAGGGCGATATCGTTTCCTACCTTGGTGACCTTCGCGTCTGGTTCATACCGTTTCCTGGGCTTCGGCTGGAGCAGATGGTCATTGAGGATGACCCGATTGATGAGGACGGTAATGGTTTCGATGAGTTGGGTATCGCTGATACGAACTCTGATGCCGCAGTCATCGTTAGTGCAGTTCCAGCTCTCTCGAATGCGATGCTTCATACTGACACGCCGCTTCATTGGCTGACCGCAGTTGTCGCACCGAACGAAGTCACGGAGCAGGTCGATGGCATCGTTTTCCTTTTCGCAGGTATTGCGCTGCCGCGCCGTTTTCAGGCTGACTGCCGCTTCATACATATCTTCATCTATGATGGGGTCGTATTCTTCAGTCCCAATATATTTGGCGTTGTCGATGATTCTTGCGATACGGGCTTTATCCCATGTGGTGGTCTTTTGCGTATATGGGATCTGGCGACCGGTCAGTTCTTCCGCAATTGCTTTGAGAGAAGCGCCCTCCAGATATGCCTTAAAGATCTCTCGGATGATCTCTGCTTCCTCAGTTGAGATGACCGTTCTGCCATTTCGCATCGTGTATCCGTATGGGATGTACCGTATCTTTTTCATGAGTGCCTCCTATATGCGTTCTCTGAATCGAAGCCCGCCAAGGAGTTCCACGGACATTTCGTCCTCTTTATTGATTTGGATGGACTTCACAATTTCCAGAAAGAGCTTCTCATCGAATGCTTCGAGAGGTTCTTCCAGTTCGAAGATGAGCATTTTTAGTTTCTTGATTTCCTCAAGCATGATGGCGGCTTTTGAATTGAACTTCTCCTGTCTGACGTCCTTGAGTTTTGCCAGCTCTGCGCTGATCTCGTTGGCTTGCGCCTGATAGACTTCAGGGGCGAGGTATCCCTTGGACCGGAGTTGTTCAAGCATGAGCAGTTTCGCATTCAACTCAGCGATGCTCTTGCTTAAATCACGCGCAGCCAGATTGTTTCGCTTCATAGCTGCCAGTGTCATCTCCAGCCGGCTGATGACCTGTCCGAGAATGTTATCTTCAGAGAACCGCAGTTTGTTCACCATGGAGATGAAGCCGTCGTAGATTCTTTCTTCGCTGTAGTAGTTGGAATCGCAGGCCATGCTGTCATCTTTGTGAAGAGAGCATACCCACTTCACAGTCCCCGACACGATTCTTCGCCTATAGAAAGAGCCACACTCAGAACACTGAATGCGGCTCGTAAGCGGATAGATATTTTGTGTTGTTGCTTTGGCGAAGACATCCTTGCGCTTTTCAATAAGGGTCTGAGCGGCATCGAATACATCCTTTTCGACGATGCCGGGATGGGTACCCTTTGCGTAGAAGCGATCTTCCTGTCCACGATTGGGGTGTTGGTTGAAGGGAACGGTGGTTTCTCGGTAGGTCTTTTGATAAAAGCTGTCGCCGATGTACCTTTCGTTCTTCAGAATATATGCCACGCGACTTGGTCGCCAGATTTCCTTTCCGGCCTTGGTAGGGATGTTGAGTTTGTTCAGCTCTCTTGCGATCTCACTTGTGGAGAAGCCCTGCAAGTACAGAGCGAAGATATTCCGCACAATGCCTGCTTCCGGCTCATACACGGTCAACATCTTATCGGCTAACCGGTATCCGTAAGGGGCGTTGCTGTCCACATACTCGCCAAGTTCCATGCGTTTGACGATTGAGAGACGCTGGTTCATAGAGATAGACTGCGATTCCTCCTGCGCCAGAGCAGAGAAGGTATTAAGAAGCATCTCGTCGCCCATAGAGAGCGTCGAGATGCCTTCCTTTTCAAACTGTACGCCCACACCCAGCAATTTGAGCTTTCTTACATAGGCCAGAGCGTCTTTTGTGTTTCGTGCGAAGCGAGAGATGGACTTCGTTATGATGAGGTCAATTTGTTTGAGCTCACACATGCGGATCATCCGCTGAAATTCATCACGGGTTTCACTTTTCATTCCGGTAAGCCCTTCATCGGCGAAGATGTCCACTAGTTCCCAATCGTCGCGTGCTCCGATACATTTTTTGTATGCTCGGATCTGTGCGGCATAGGAGTTGAGCTGATCGGCGGAGTTGGAAGACACTCGGCAGTAAGCTGCAACCTGCATCTTCTTCGTGTTCTGTCTTGTGATAGGGGTGATGAGTCGTACTTCAGGCATTTCGGTGTCCTCCTCTCTCATTTTTTGGTTGGTATCATATTATGATACCAACCACTTTTGGCAAACCACATTATACTGATAACTCTTCTGAATAGCTACCAAAACAATTGGAACAGCGCAGAATTGACCTTATGCACAATTTTCAGTGGGCTAATACGATATCCGCGCCGGTAAGCTTCATATAGTATTTTTTCGCCCTGGCATATTCCTTTTCTGTGATCAACTCCTGCGCAAGGAGATTCTTCAGCATATCAACAATAAAGAGAAAATTGGCGTTCTTGGTGTTCTTGTTTGACAGCACGGTGCTACCTCCTCGTAGTTGATTTCGTGTTTATAGAAATGAGCAGAGGCAGCAGTTACAGTATAGTCTGCTGCCTTTGGCGGTTTCGCTGCTCCATGTAGTACACACTGTAAAGAGCAACTTTTCAATATAATTATGCCGAAATTATTGGCACTTTTCAAAATTGCAGATGATAGGAATCTAAGGACAAGTTTTGTCCTCACATTTCTATCATCAAAAAGGCGGGAGCCGTCCATTGGTTGGAAGAATATTGCTTTCCCATGGCATGGCTCGGCTCCCGCCGCATTTGTGTTCTTACTTACTAATGATCCTATTCGACACTACTCCCCGGATCGTGGGCGGCTAAACTGACCAGTGGCTGGCACCACCCTCCGGGAATCTCACCCCTCCGAGGATCTCTCCGAGCTGCCCCCATTGCTTGAGTCTGTGGCTGGACAGTGAGTACAGGTCAACGGTATCATTGCGAGACAGCTTGCCAAAGCTGCTTTGGGCTGGGTGGGTATCGCTCGGCCACCTTAGTAGGCCGTCTTTTATGCGGAGTTCTCCGCACAGGTGGGTCTTGGCGCACCCGCCGCATCGCTGTTCCCCCTCGTCAGGGGCCCGCTGACTGACGTTATCAGTCGCCGGATATGCAGTTTTCAATGTTCACAAGAAAGAAGGTAAATTCCTTCTCACTTGTATAGGGGAAGATGTGAGAAATAATTTCGGGTTATTCGGCAAAGTTTTTCAATACTTTTTTCAGGTCGCGGAGAATACGCTTCCGTCTTTCGCTCAGCGTGGAAATCGAACAACCCTTTTCTTCGCCATACTCAGAGAGAGTTTTGCCCTCAAAGTAGAGAGCTCTGATCAAGTCGCAGTCACTCTCGCTTAATTGGTCCAATGCTTTGTAAAGGGCCTCCAGGAGCATCCTCTCGGCAACGGCATTGTCCACTGCTTCAGGGTCGCCGATGAATTCTCGGAAATTGTCATAACCGCCGTCTTCGCCACCAATCAGACTGCTCATCTGGATCTCGTGCTTAAAAAAGGACTGATTGTTGTCTGCAATATTCCATCCGGAGCGGCGATAGGCGTTGTATACTTCGTGTGTGACCGTAACGCGCTCAATCTTGCGGGTGGCGGGATCGTAGGACTCGACGATATAAGTTTTCTTAGACATTTTTTGATCTCCTTTTGATTTTTTGAATTTGGTGAGGTTCAAAAAATCGGAGATCAAGGATATTGAGCGATATAGGGTTCCCAAAGGCTGGTCAGCATTGTTACCTCCATTAGAGGGCAACAGCACAAAAAAGCCGGGCATCAAGAAGATAGGTACACTTCGCAGTGACCTTTTCTTCTCAATGCCCGGCAATTTGGTGTCTCATAGACTTCCTAATCTAAGGACCCGTGGCTCGGTGCAATCAGCTTTCTTATTCTGTTGTCGTTTACTCTTATGTGTAAGTATGGCAGGATGCTCGATAGTAGGTAGCTCTTCTGCGGATTGGGGTACGATAACTCAGGTCTATCTCAACAATCTTTCGACAGTTGGGACACTTCAACTCAATGATGCCCGAAGTGGGAGTCACTTTATCAAAAATGCGCCAGTCGCATTTCGGGCAACGCTTTACAACTTTGATTTCATACGAGTTAGGTTTCATAGTATACGGTCCTCCTCATCCATGTCGACTCGAACCAAACTATAAGGGTCGGAAAGATCATTTCTTTTCAGAAGTCCAAGCTGCATCATTCGAATGGACAGCGCTGTTTTAGAAGCCCCCATAAATGATGCCATCGCTTCGAACTTCTTGTAATCAGCAGGGGCAAACACTCGATTTAGAAGGCGCATCTGGGTTCCAAGGCCGAATCGCTCCATGCTTCGAACTACACACTCGGGCGGAAGTAAAATCATGGCAGCCAGTGTTTCAACCTGCCACTCCTCCCAATCCCCATTTCCTCTGTTGCTTCGATAACAACAGTGAACGGAACGCCCACTTGCTTGGGCTCCGTAGTCGTGCGGAAACAGCATTTTCAGAATATGGTGACAGCTCTCGTGGGAAACGGTATAGTTCCTGCGGCCTATATTGGCACCCTCTTTCATAAGATCACTTTCAATCAAAATGGTTTTTCCATCAAGCATATAATACTGTTCTTCCGTGGAGTTTGGATCTTCAGGGAATACCTCTACGCCTATATCGCAAGAAGATGTCAGGCCGATTTTTTCGCCGTTCAGAGATAATCGAGCATAATCGATACGAAGCCCCAGAAGCTCTTGGCAGAGGAAGTCGATATCTACTCGCTCCAGCGCTTGGCCTGATATAGCCGGAAGTCTCTTATATGCTGCGATGACTCTCCCGCCGATAGTCTCGAGGTCATTGCGTGATAGATATTTCAATTGCATATCTCCTATATATGGAGGTTCTTTGCTTCAACAAACCACTGATCCTCGTCTTCGAAGAGATAGGTCTGTCTTCCTCCAATCATAATTGTATAACGGATGCCTGTTCCACCGACTTTCGTTGCTGCTGCTCTCTGCCTACTGCAGACACGGTCGATAGAGTATTCCTTCCCATCTTCAAAGGTCAGAGAGACAGGCGTCTTGGTTCGGTCTGTGGCTATGATAACTAATACCTTCACCACAGCCTTATGAAATTGCATTTTCATCTCAAACGGTTTCTCCCTTCCATCGGCGGTAGTTACTGATACATAAGTCCGGGCATGGTCACCAACTGTCTGCCGTCATCGGGGATTTTTAAGTCGCCCATAAGAATGGCATAGGAAATGGCGCGTTTGCCAAATCTCCTTCGGATGTCCTCGACAGCGTCCTCCAGAAGAATACGGCGATCCCGTTTCTGATGATCCACGAACATAGAGAGTTGCTCTGCATCTTTCTGCGATACCAAATCAATACCGCGAATCGTGATAGCTCGAATTGGTTTATCCCACCGATACCGCTCCATAAGAAGATGAAAGCCTGCTCCGGCGATTTCGTTGGGGAGCTGCGTTCTGAATGGGAGCTTACACTGGTACTGTGAGCCATACAGGTCATTTGTCCGGATGGAGACTTGAACACCACACGCCATCAACTCATGGACGCGGAGCCGATGCCCGACATCCTGGCTCAATTCCAGCATAACGCGAAACACATCTTCCGGCGTTTGCAGGTCAGCAGTACAGGTAATTCCGTGCCCGATGGACTTGACGGGGCTGACAAAGTCCTTATGCATAACACGAGAAGTATCCGTTCCGTTTGCATACATCCAGAGCTTAAGACCATTGATTCCCAGCATATGCCGCAGTGTATCCGGAGAAGTCTTTGCCAAATCCCCGATGGTGCGGATTCCGTATTGAGCCAGCTTATTTTCTGTGGCTCTGCCCACATAAAGTAGCTCTGCAGCGTCGAGAGGCCAGATTTTCTCTTTGAAGTTGTCCCATTTGATTTCAGTGATTGCATCCGGCTTTCGCATGTCTGACCCGAGTTTGGCAAAAATCTTGTTGAATGACACACCGATGCTGACCGTCAGGCCAAGCTCGTCTTTTGTTGTCTGCCGGATCGCCTCGGCGATCTCCATGCCCGTTCCGCAGACACCAGAACCGGTCACATCAAGCCAGCATTCATCCATACCATATGGCTCAACAAGATCCGTATATCGGTGGTAAATTTGACGGGCCAGCTTAGAATACTTGAGGTACTGATCGTACTGGGGCGGCACAACGATCAGTCCTGGGCAAAGCTGCCGAGCTTCCCAATTCACCATGCCCGTTTTCACTCCGGCTTTCTTGGCCAAGTCTGATTTGGCCAAGACAATACCATGACGTTCTTCGGTTGATCCGCACACCGCGACAGGTTTTCCTTTGAGTTCTGGGTTAAGCATCATTTCAACGGATGCGTAAAAGGAGTTCATGTCGCTGTGTAGAATGACACGCTCATTATCCATGCGTTTTCACCTCTTATCTTGCTCGTGTGCCTCTATAATAAGCGGATTATTTATCTATGTCAATGTCGCATTTGTAGAGTAATAGTCAATTTCCTATTGACAGCGAATCTTTTCCACTATATACTGAAGCCATAAACAGAAAAGGCGGTTGCTATTATGAGTAAGAGCAAAGCTAAAATTCTTTCTCTCCCGATAACGAATCACGCGAACTATAATGCAGAGACAGAGCGTCAAGAAAATGTTATTGGGGTCCGCATTGATGAAGCACGCCGCAAGGCTGGCCTCAGCCTCGTCGATTTCAGCGCACTTTTGCGGCAGTATGGGATAACGATGTCCCCCAGCGGCATCAATAAGTGGGCAAAGGGCAGTGCTTTGCCAAACGCCTATCAGCTGGTGGCTGTCTGTCATGCGCTTGATCTGGATGTGGATGTTTCTTATTTTTGCAGCAGTCATACACCGGCACTCAATGATGCAGGCTTGGCAAAAGTCAGGGAGTACAAGGATGACTTGATTGCGTCGGGGAAGTATAAGCCGCAGCCAAAGGTGGTCAGCATTCTCAAGTACATAGAGATGCCTGTGAGTAATCTTGCGGTATCCGCTGGTACCGGCGAATTCCTCGATGAGGGCAACTTTGAGATGGTTAGCTTTCCCGAGAAGTCAGTTCCAAAGGGTGCTGATTTTGGTGTACGGGTTTCCGGCGATAGTATGGAGCCTGTTTATCATGACGGTCAGATTGTATGGGTCGAGGAGTGCGAGACCTTGGCCATTGGAGAGGTCGGCATCTTTGTCTATGATGGCGATGGCTACTTGAAGGTATACAGTGAGCAGGAGCCAAGTGAACAACAAAAGGACGCATTCACTGACAGCTATGGTTGCCTGCACATGCAGCCCGTGATGTTGTCCTATAATCAAGCATACGAGCCCAAGGCGATCATGCCCGACTCGAGATTTCAAGTCGTAGGTCGAGTTCTTTGAGTACAGAATATTGGACTACATTCCCTTTAGAATTAATGGCGGGATAGGGTGTAGAAAGGCGGGGATTATATGGATACGATAGCAAGAGTGATGCAGCTGGCTGACGAGCGTAACCTCTCACTTTTCAAGCTATCTCAGCTGTGTGATGTATCATATTCAACCTTGAAGAATGCTGAGATGCGTGGAAGTCAATTAGGCGTTCCCACGATTGAGCGTATCTGCGTTGCGCTGGGAGTCACATTGAGCGACTTCTTTGCCGAGTCGGGAACTTGACACATCGACGGCGTCACCGAATATGAGACAGATAATGAAAATCACCGAGCATTGCCTGTGAAGGCATTGCTCGGTGATTTCTTCGATTAATTCATAGGGATTGCTTGGTGCAGCTTTAGCAGTTAGTTTTGATTCTACAGATTTAGAAGCTGCAAGTCTAACTTCGTGTTGTCAATGTAGTGCCGGTACATCATTTCCGCAGGCAGCAATCGCACCTGAATGTCCTGCAGTCCCAGTTCACTTAGCATGGAAAGGGATGCAGTTCCTTTTTCGACTATTTCAGCAGAAGAAGTCGGCATGAGGAAGCAGTTCCGCACTGTGCCGATCTGATGTGCTTCCACAAACGGCTGATAGGCCAACTGGTATAAATACTGCTTGGTGATGGACTCGATACCGGGCTGACCACGCAGCTTTTTGTTATGCTCCAATTGGATGTTATAGTATTTGGCATCAAAAATAATAAACTGATAGTTCCCATCGACATTAACAATGGAAATAAGGTCTGGGATGAGCGTATCCTCGGCCTGCTTTACAAACAACTCACTGTTTGGAGCGGTCCCAGACCACTGCGGTTTATCAATCAAGTCAATGAGTTTCTTATGCCGCATATCACGGTATTGCTCGGCCAACGGCATAGGCAGTCGCAGTCCACCGATAGGTTTCTGTAATTGGTTGTCCATTACTTCTGCACAGACTTTTTCCCACACTAGGTTAAAACTGTTTGTGCCGAACATACTGAAACAGTCCAAATCGTCCAGTGCGCTGCTGTTGGCTATATAGGCATATAGCGTTTTCAGCAGAAGCTGTTTCCGGGTATTGAACTGGACATTGAGTTCCTTGACAATTCGCTCCAGAATATACTCCTTGTCGCCAAAGTCCTCAATATGCTCATCTGAAATGTCGACACCCATAATATCGAACAGATCCAACAGATCGGCATCTCTTAATTCCTCTGTGCAACGGGTGAGAATACACTCATGCAGACGCTTAAAGAAATCAAAATCGTCATTTACACGCTTCATGGTCAGCAATTCCGGGTAATATGGCCGGTTGTTACTTAAGAGCGTGAATGTTTCGTTGATAGTTTTATCCCAAAGAATATCACCAGATCCGTTGAACTCGATGATGTCCTGCGTGTTGGTATAAGCGCCATACTCGAAATAATCTTGGAGGAGAAATAGCATAACAGCCAACATATTAAATGCGCTGCTGTCACTCGTATCGTTGTACATACGAATGATCTGCTCCTTGGAGTTGTATTTTTCCAGAACCTTCAGCACTTGTTTCAGTTCCACCTTGGGGGTCGTAGCATCGAGCAGATATTTCGGATAGCATTTCAGCACACGCCCCTCAATAGTAATCACACCCACAAATGTGAACACATACAGATACTCGTTTTCGCCGACCTCAACGTCAGCGATTTCAATGTCCTCATCCAACAAATCGGTGAGATCCTTCTGGGTATCATTTGCTTTTACGGCTTTCAGCACACTGTATTCTTTTAGGCGCTTTAGAATGCGGACAGCCTTTTCCTCGGAACATTGAAACTCTTTAACCAGGTCTTCCTGGGTATAGCGTTTTTGCTCTCGTAAAAATACTGAAATCATTCTCCATCATCCTCTGGGGCATTGTCGATAAACTGACTGCTGATTCCTTCGCAGAAGATATACACGCCTTTGGTGTCGAATTCTCTGCAAATCTTGGAATACTGGTTCTTTGCCTTTTCGTCGCAACCACCAAACAGAGTAATGCGTTTCTGTTTTGCGGCATCATCGAACAGGTACATAATAACCTTGTTCTTAAAGATTCGAGCGAAGACAGCAGGGTCAATCATTTCATCCTCTGGGAGATTCTTCTTGGAAATGAAATATGGCCCCATCAGTTTATCTTCGTTCACCTTATAAGTGAGCAGTTCATTGTTGATGGCTTTGCGGAGCGCATTCCATTCCACAATGCGGCGATAATCACCCTGGCCGAGGATGACCTTTTTACCAACGATTCCAGCCTCACTGTCATCTATGCCCAAATAAGTGAAATCCCATCTGCGCTTGAATGCGGTATCCATCGGGAAAACACCTTGGTCAGCACTATTCATGGTAGCCCAGATGAACATGTTGTCTGGGATTCGGATTTCGGCGTAATCATCGGGATTGCCGCCAAGTTCTCCTGCCAGATACTTTTTGATGTCCTCAGATGCCTGAATCGGATATTCACTGACCTCATCGTTACCACGGTCAAGCAACTGGAATACATCGCCGAACACGGCAGCAACATTAGCGCGGTTGATTTCCTCGATTACAAGCAAGAAAGGATTGGGAGCATCAGTTCTGCTGTTCTGGAGGGCTTTCACATAAGTGCGCATAAACGGACCAGGCACATAGGAATAAGTTATGGCGTCCTTGCCATCACTGTCCTTACAGGGCACCGGCTTATATGTACCAACAAAATTGGCATAGGAGTAATCCGGATGGAAGGTCACACGCTCATATTCACCGCCGTCCGCAAGTAGCAGATCCTTCTCATGGTTCAGAGTAAAGCTCTTACCGGCGCCGGGAGCACCGAAGAGGATACGATTACGGGAAAACTTACTGTGATAACCAGTACTATAGCAAATATCCCGGGTGGGCTCGGCTTTACGTTCAAGCAAAAAGCGATTGTAGAGATCAAGACCTGCAGACAAGGAACCATTGCCACGACTACGGTTGAACTCTTCGTATGTAACATCAGATTTGATGGCAGCAACCGCCTTTTCCAGAGGATCTGCATTCGCAATTTCAAAAACAGAAGTGAAAGGGGCTATGGCATCTGCGAACTGAGTAGAGACTGCCTTCAGTGCGCTGATATACTGACTTCTGGTATTTTCGGAATACAGTTCACCGTTTGCCTTTGTTTGCACAGCCAACCAGTTTTTAAACGACATTTCCAAGTTGCTTTGTTCTGGCGAAGAGGGTGAATACGAAAAATCGGCCGTAGACAGGAATGATTTGATTGGAGCATCTTCCTCTTCAACACCCAAAGCAGTCAGAATTTCAGAAGGAATTCTCGCTGCATCATAATACTGTCCCCACTTTGGACTGGAAATGACATCTCGTACACCATCTTCATCTGGTGCATCATACAGATTTTCAAATCCATCAAAGAACACATCCATATCTGCAATAACCTTAATGCATTCGTATGCGGCAGCATAGTTCCTTTGTGCCAGCAATAGTCCAAATTTGGAGTCCCTGGTAAATAATCCCGTTTTTTCGAGAATGTGGAAATTGCGCTTAAAGTTAGTCAGCCCTTCAAGGTTCATTTCCACATTGTCGCCGGTAGCACAGTATTCAGAGAACACTGAAGATACTAATTCTACAGGGGGATTGTAGTTTTGGTTGATACGACTATCGTTTACCATACAGAAAATTGAAGAGTATGGTATGGCTATATCGCTGAATTTTTTCTTTTTGATTTCTATTTCGCCCACAACAATCTTACATATCAAGCGAAGAGGATTTAGGCGGATGCCATTTTGGATTTCTCGCAAAGTGTCCGCTTTGATGTTCCCCTGCACAGACTGGCCACCATTTGCGGAAATTCCAGCCCCCGCTCCATTGGGGTACTGGAATAATGATAACTGCGATCTACAAAAGGCGGCGGCATTAGGGTTTTGGCAACATAAGAACTTTTTTGCCGCATCAGAAACAAACACGTACCATTTTCCGTCTCGTTGCTCGAGATGATAAACTCCAAGATATGTACCATAGGCACCAAACTCATCGCGGAAGTTGGACGAATCCCTCTGCGCCCGGGTAGCATCTCTACCACTCATTGTGGCAAATTTATTCATAAGGATGTCCCGATTATATTCCTCGCCGTCAAGAGTATAGAAAATACGAGCGATTTGAACCAGATAGCCGTACCAATCATCGCGGGTACTTTCAATTTTATTTGTGAAAAACTTTTTCACAACAGGTTCTTTAGGCAGCGCCATGTTGAATACCTCCTATCTGAATGATTATTCTAAATAAGTCAACCCCAACCGATGTACCAACTCAGCATAATTGGGAGCATCTGTTTCTCCAAAACCGTGTCGGAGCAAATTTGATGCAATCACTCCTGCAAAGAGAGGTGGAACAGCATTTCCTACTTGCCGTATTGGGTGACGGCTTGTTCCAGTAAACTCCCAAAAATCCGGGAAGGTTTGAATTCGTGCAGACTCTCTAGGCGTTACTTCTCTTGGCAAAAAAGGATGAACATGCCCCTTTCCGCCCCCTTTGTCAGATCCGACAACGATTGTGTAGCTCGGCTTGTTCGGGTCCAAGCGGTTGATTCTCGTTTTTGAATCTCTTTCGCCATATGCCATATTATTATATCTTTCGATAACTGCCGGACCGTGAGCCCGACCAACATGATTTGCCAAAACATCGGAAGGTGCGTCTGGCAAGCCCCTAAAAGCTGTGGCTACAGTAACAGGCGGCAGCAAACCTGGAACAGGAGCATCTGGCTGTGTATAATGAGTTTCAGCAGGAAGCGGAATAGCTTCGTGACAGCGCACACCATAGATTATGACACGTTGCCTATACTGCGGTATTCCATAAGCTGCTGTATTAAACAGCGCGTAAGAGAGATTATAGCATCTTTCACCAGAGTCGTTTGTTTCCAAAGCGGCTTTCAACATATCAAATACGCGCCCACCATCGACGGTCAAAATACCAGCGACATTTTCAAAAATAAAACTCCGAGGCTGAATTTCATGAATTACTCTAATGTAGTCCCACAAAAGAGTTCCGCGAGGGTCGTTAATACCTTGGCGCTTTCCGAACACGGAAAACGCTTGACACGGTGGCCCTCCGTAGACGAGATCAACCTGCTCTCTGGTAAGCCGTGCATCCTTAAGAATTTCTTCTGTAGAATACTCTTTGATATTGCGCTGAGCAATTGCTGCCTGCTGCAAAAATTTTCCATGTTGACGCGATTTATTGAGATTGAGCGTTCTGCAACTAAAATCATCGATATCAGTACAGAGACGAGTCACAAAGCCCGCGGCTTCAATTCCAAGATCCAGTCCACCTGCACCAGAAAAAAGTGAAATAGCGTAGTGAGTATTCATGAGTTCCTCCATTTTTTCATGTTCTTTTCAACACTATATTCTATCGCGCTCTTTCCGCTTTTCACCCATTCTTCCAGTTCGGAGCGTCTGAATTTCCACTGCTTGCCTATTTTATGAGCCGGTACATTTTTATCTTTTATCCACTTGCGTAGCGTTACTGGCTTTATATTAAGAAACAACGCTGCGTCTTCTATGCTGATATAGTTTTCATTAATTGAACTGGACATGTTTGCACACCTCACCCGCCGCATTTGTTGGCATAGTTTAACTTGTATAGTATAGCAGATTATTCAATCGCTCACAAGCTGTTTTGATATATTTCACATTATTTCCGCTATTTTGCGATATTTGCGATATGAGATTGCTTGATTCCCTCACTACTGAATCTCTCAGGCATAGCATATTTCTACAGCTCTGATTTTGGCATAATCTATAGTGTTTTTTGTTCCGCCGAGCTGACCGTTAAAAACCGCAATTACTCTCGAAGAATGGTCTACCATCCACTCGTTGCGTATCTGAAAACATGATTTGCTGTAGTTGGGGCAAATAAAGCGAACGAGATCTGCGGCTTCAATCACATTATTATATCGTCGCTGCCAATCAATGCTCCAATTTTTTTCAAAACCCCTATATGGACTAGCGCATATCAGCTTAATATCTTCGCCTTCCGAGCGAATCTGCAGGACGATCTCCGCTGCCCAAATATCCACGCCACGAGCCATGCCGGAAATAAAGACATTGCTTCCATCAACAATAGCTTGCCGAATGGCAGTTTCAAGTCCGTCTAACACCGATTTTTCACTTCGATTCAATTTCTCTGGCCGATGTCCTGTAAAACAAACTCTGCGAAGTCGCTTTATTTCTTCAGTCATTGTATTACCCTCCATCAAGTTGCTACCCATCGCCTTACTGTTCAGTATAACCGCATTATCAGTACAAGTAAACTGTATATTGCATCTCATCATAAAGGTAAAATAATTACAAGAAAGATGGTGATGCTATGGACACGCACGAGAGACTCCGGCAACTTTTAAACGAGCGCGGATGGTCTGAGTATAAGTTGGCCAAGAGATGTGGTCTATCTGAATCAACTGTTGCAAATATTTTTAGGAGAAATACAGTCCCCTCCATCGCAACACTGGAAACAATCTGTAGTGGTTTTGGCATCACTATGTCACAGTTTTTTGCCGAGGGGGACATGATAGAGATCACCCCAGAACTTAAAGAACTATTCGAGAATTGGGTCAACCTTACACCGGAACAGAAGAAAGCAGCTAATCAGATGCTAAAGGCCATGAATAATTCTAAGTAGAGTCCTCTAAAGAGAAGCCCTTGAATCTCTCAATCGTATTACCTTAGAGTGTTTTGTTCTTTCTCTGTCTTAATCTCTGATAGAGTGGGCTGTTCTGGTGGGGCCATATTGAACCCATCCTCGGTCCAGCAAATAGACATAACTCTCTCTTGGTGGAGCGATGTAATCCTTCTCTTTATTCGAGTAAAGTGGTTGGTATCACATTATGATACCAACCACTTTTTCTTTATTTGA